TTAACAGATAATTGGGATGAAGTTTTAGAATTTGTAAATAACTATGGAGGTAAAAATGCAAATAAATAAATTAGAACTTAAAAATATAAAATACTTTGCAAGTGGTAGTGAAGAAACTCCTTGCTATAATGCAGACATTTTTATTAATGGTAAAAAAGCCATTCATGTTTCAAACAATGGGTGTGGTGGTTGTGATAGTCAATATCCACATAAAAGTTTTACATTTCAAACTGTGATGGATTTACAAGATTATTTAGTCAAAAAATATAAAGAGGAATTTGAACCAATTGATTCATGGTGTCATGACAGACTTTATGAGTATCTTGATCAAAAGAAAATAAAAAGAGATATGAAGACTAAATTTATTTGTATTAATAAAAATACAAATGAACTTTTTGCATATGAAAAAAATACAGGAATTTCAGATTCTGCTTTTCAAGATCATATGGATAAGAATCATCCAAGTAGTACTTGTTTAAATTTTTTGCCATTTGATCAAGCATGGAAACTTTTTGATGGAGCAACATCATGACAATAGTAAAAGATAATCCACTTGATACATCTGAGATTACAATTGAAAAAGTTGAGTACCATAGAAATGGAGTATGTGGCGAACCTTTTTTTGTAATTAATTTTAAATGTGTAAAAGTAGGTGAAATGGTCGGAATTGTATTTGTTAAATATAAAGAAGATCATAATAAATATTTTTTAGACATGAATCCAAAAGTAGCAGTTTTTGAAAGAGAAAAACTTGGAGAGGGCATTATTGAATTTGGTCAAAACTCTTTTCGTGGCGACCATTATTCAAGTTATTTATTATATGCCATTAATCAAAAATATAAGGAGAATTAAATGGATACTTATAAAGTATTAACTAAAATTTATGAAACTTGGGGAGAGATCAATTGCATCTCTCCACTACCAAGTGCAGATGATTTAAGGTTCGATGCCCTACATGGTAGGACAAGCATTTCCAACAAACAAATAAAATGGCTTGAGAAATTTCAGCGAGTATGGGCAGTAGCCGAGGATCATGAACATAAGATGAGTCAAACTGAAGAAGATAAATGTATGATGTTGTGGCATGATTATATGGAATGGGACAAGAGAGGATTCCAAGAATTTTTTATTGAAGAGTTTGGGTTCTCAATTAATGACGACATTACTTATAAGCAACTCAAATTATTGTGTGAAGTTTTAATCCCTCATGCCAAAACTTATTATCACCCGAAGTGGAGTAAATAATGGGAAAATTTAAAAGTAAATTAATGGAGCGAGAGGACGAGTTTTGGTCTATCGCTCAAGATAATATTAACGATTGTGATTCTGTCGAAGAGTTTGTTGATCTAATGAAAGAGCATTATGATCTTCATTCTAAAACCGACAAAAAAGTTATTACTGAAGAATTACAGGATATGTGGTCTAACACTTTTGATCATGTGGGAGAAGACTAATGGCAATGACAATTAAAGAATGGAAAAAGGCAGAAGTTAAAGGCTTTGATGTTTTTCTTGAAACGGGAGTTTGTATAAGAGGTTTTAAGAAGTGGGACAAAAAAGCTAAAAACGAGGCGATTAAAAAATTTATTGAGATTCTACAGAATGATCAAGTTGATTTTGATTATCATGAGAATAGAACAGATCAAGAATGAAAGGAGGTGAAAATATGAATACAGTAAAAGAAGCTAAAGACGATTTAGTAAAGTTTGTTGAAAATGAAAGAGATACTTCTCGTCTTTATAGTAGACTACTTGCTTTGTATGAGTCTAAAACTATTATAACTAAAGAACTGCAAAAAAAGATAGATGCTACTGAAAAAGAATTGTTGGCGAAAGGCGAAAAACTTGACCTATAATTCTTTAATATGTTATAAGAATACTATCTGCAAACCTCCATGTAAAATTTTGTCTTAATTTACACTTTGTAGATAGTCTGAAGAGCCGAGATTTCATCCAAATATTCTCGGCTCTTTTTTTATCTTTTTACTTGTGTCCCAAGTAGTTTCATATATAATTAAGATAAGACTAAAATTTACAATGGAGAATAATATGAATGTAAATCAATTAATTAAACATCTTCAATCTCTTGTCAAAGAAGATAAGAACATTGGAGAAATGCATATTAGAGTCCTTGAGGATTCTGCCTTTGAAGACGATGGAGATGCCAAGGGAAACTTTTGGATTGATCAAGAAAGTCAGATAATGGTTTGCCCATTACCAAATGGTAGCTTTCCATCTGACGAAGATTTTAAAGGCGAACTTATTTTGAGGGGGCAAGAATAATATGAAAGTAATTTTTGAAACCGATGATTCAAGGCTCGTGATCCCATTGGACAAAGAGCCTTATGTTGAAGTTAGATGTTCAGAATGTGGTGGTCATGGATATGTCCCTCATAAAACTGAGTTACTTAATTGTCATGTTTGCAAAGGACATGGCTCACAATTTTATAATAATGGAGAAATAAATGAATAATGTTATTGAATTAAATTCTTTTAATTATGTTCCTTTACAGAACAATTTAAAGAGAGAAGTTGTAATTAATAAGATGTGTGGATCACATTTTTTAGGTGCATTTGATTCTGTTAAGCTTGAAGAATTACATGAAAAGTTTGGATCACCAATGATTTATAGTGATGAAGAGGGTGATTACAAAGTTAAATATCAATGGTGTATAGAATTTGAAGATGGGTTGATTGCAACGATCTACGATTGGAAAGTTGACTATTCAAAAGTTTCTGTTCATGACCAACAAATGACATGGCATATAGGTGGTCATGATTCAAGAGTCATGGATCGTATATATAAAATTGTTAATTTAGATGAAAAGATGACTTATCATGAAGCTATCATGACGATTGAAAAAGCATTTTTAACGATGAAAAGTCGTGACGTTAAATTTAATTATGACCGATTAAATATTGCATGGTCAAAGATTCAGCGAGGTGTGTAATGAGTAAAGTTAAATTATCAACACCGATGTGGGTAGAATTATATTCTACCCTCGCTAATTACGTTGAAGAATATGGTAGTATTGACAATCGTTTTGATGATGATGGCAATCGTAAAGAAGAATATGAAGATGAATTTTGTATGATTGTTGACAATGTTGAATCTATCATGGAGAAATTTTTCATAAAAGCAGATATTAATGAGGAGGTATAAATGTCAGATCAAGAATTACAAAATTTTAAAGATGGAACGTTTGATGCCTTGGTTCATGGTCAAAGGGACGAGGACAAAAATTCATCACATTATACCCGAGGTTACGACTTCGGGTTAGGTATAGTTAATGAACTTAATATCCTAGGTGCTTGTTTTTTAGAGGGAGATACAAAATGAAAAATGACCAACAACAGATTGAATTTATGTATGAGAAATTATTAGACTTTTCTGAGAAACATAAGGACGATATTGAAGTCCCTAATATGTGTAGAGTTTTGGCGATGTTCTTGTGTGAATTATGTTATGATTGCTCTCCATCGGGCAATCATGCAAGTCACTTAATATTATCAGCGATGATAACGAAAATGGAACAAAAAATAGATAAAGGTCATTAGATGTCACACTTTAAATTATCAAAAAATGAGATAGACTTATTCGTAAGAAGTATGAAATCTTATAGAAAAAAATTAGATGAGGATCACCCGAATGACTATCCATATGTGCATCCGATATCAAAAGAAAAAAGATATTTGGATTTAACAATTGGTAAACTGGAGAATGAACTTAAAACAAGATCAATGCGACCACATAAGGTAACATCATGAAACTTAGACACTTTGATGTCTGCTCGGGAATCGGGGGTTTTGCCCTCGGTTTTCGTTGGGCAGCACTTTCAGAACCTGTGGCTTTTTGTGAGATAGACCCGTATTGTCAAAAGGTTTTAGCAAAAAATTTCCCGAATATCCCGATATTTAATGACGTAAAGGAGTTAGTCAATGAAAAAACCAAACCCGAATCAACCCGAACTATTCCCGACCACGACATCCTCACCGCTGGATACCCATGTCAGCCGTTCAGCGTGGCGGGCAAACGGAGAGGCGAGGAAGATCCGAGAAACATCTGGCCTTACGTGTATGAGATTGTTAAAAGAAAACACCCCACTTGGTGTGTTTTCGAGAACGTTTATGGTCACGTTGCCATGGGACTCGACAAGGTGCTTAACGAAATGGAAATGGAAGGGTACACCACACAAACGTTTATTGTTCCAGCTTGTAGCCTTGATGCACCCCACCTCCGTAATAGACTCTGGATTATTGCACACTCCAACCGCCAAAGCGAATCAACTAGCACCAAGTATGGTGGAGAGGGACAAGGGGAGTTGGGGCATGTGGCCAACACCCCAAGCACGGGATTGGAAAGACAGTCTGAACACAGTCCCTCCATCAGTTGCAGCGGGGAGAAGAGGAGCGAGTCTAGGTCAAAAACTAGCCGAGAGAATGCTATGGCCGACACCCAATGCATGGGACGGGAGCCGAGGTCCGAGGAGCGAGAAGAATTTACAGGAGAAGAATCACATGGTGAATCTGATCACCGCAGTTCAAACGGATCAGAGGAGGAACGAGCAAGAAACTGGTGGCAGTTTGAACCCAACGTGGGTCGAGTGGCTTATGGGGTATCCTCAAGGGTGGACAGACTTAGAGGATTAGGAAATGCAATTGTCCCACAAATAGCAATGCAAATAGGACTATCAATAAAGGAGGCAGTTGAATATGGAAGCAGAAAAAAAGATTAGGACAATCCGTTGGGACGGAACGTGTAAAAAATGTGGTGTCAAATCATATTTTCCAGTTGTACGATTTAATCAAGTTAGAACACTTATGTGTATACTTTGTTATTGGGAGGCAAAAAAAAATGAGTTTAGATGATTTAAGAAATCCAAATTCTTTGGTTTATAAATGTTCTAAAATTTCAATTTTAGTGCAAAGAGTTAATTACAAAAAAAAGGCTGATTATGATTTTTTTGTAGAGAAGTTGTGTGAGGAAAACGACATAACTGTTAAACAATTTAAAGATTATGAAAAACAATATTGGGAAAATATAAATAAAGTTAAGGAGGGAGTATTTAATGTTCAAAGCGATAACTTTGATGTGTAGCATTTGGTTTATTAATGGAGAACCAAAACAATCATGCTTCACACATATGTTTAGTTGGGAGTTCCAAACAAAAGAGGAATGTCAATTTAAAATTTTAAATTACTCAAGATTTGAAATACCAAAGAATCATAAGATTATTTTATCTGAGTGTGTATTGGCCAAGAAATCATAGGGGAGTATAAATGTTTAAAGCATTAGCACTTGTATGTAGTGTATGGATTGCAGACGGAAGAGCCAAACAAGAATGTTTTACCCATAAGTTTAAGTGGGAGTTTGAAACTAAGAAAGAATGTCAGATGCGATTGATTTACTATCAAGCAAAAGAATTACCACATTATCAAAAGATGGTATTAAGTGAGTGTACAAAATTTACTCATCGTTATCGTGATCGTAAATAATCTCGAAGAAGACATCATCATCTTCGATAAACTCTTCATTAAGGACATTAGTTGAGGATTTTATTTTTTCTAATTTTTGTTTTGCTTTTACAAAATCTATAACATTGTCTTTTGTTTCGGGTCTATCTGTAACCATTGCCTTGCCTCCTCTCCTAAAACTTTTGCACCAATGTCAATTTTATTTTTTAATGCTTTTACTATTCTTTCGTCAATTGTATTTTCACTTATAAGGTCTATATAGGTAACTTTGTTGGTTTGGCCAATACGATGACAACGATCTTCAGATTGCATTCGAGTTTCTAAATTAAAATCATTAGCATAGTAAACAACAGTATTAGCCTGGTTAAGTGTGATGCCATAACCCGCAGTAGATGGATTGCCTACAAAAAACCTCATTGGATCATCTTTGTCTTCAAATGCATTTATAACTCGAACTCTTTCTTCTTGTGTTGTATCTCCATAATAACATCCAACAGATTCTTTTCCATAAACTTGTGCAAGTTTATTTGATATTGATACAATGTCATAACGGAATCTCGAATAGATAAGCATCTTACCCGAAGTCTCTTCACATATATTTAAAAGTTCATTAAGTCTGTTTGTAGGAAACTCAAGCATCCGTCCATCATCCGATTTAAGATGTCCCGATAGTATCTGCTGCAGACGTAACATTTGTGTGATCATCATAGGTGCAGTAACTACCGCAGTATCAAGAAGTAAGATAGCCTCTTGCTGAATCTTCTTATACATTTTGTTTTGCTCGTCTGTGTTCTGCACATAACGTGTAATATAAATTTTATTTGGCAGATCAATACAATCTTTTTTCAGAACTCTAAATATATATAATCCTATCTTTTCAAGTAACTCATCTAATCTTTTGTAGCCAACAATTTGTTGAAAGCTATGTGATCCAAGTTGCCTTTTTAGTAAATTAGCATGACGATTAAGAAAAGCATAGTAGCTCGGGAAACCTAAGATACCAGGATCGAGGAACTCAAACTGAGACCAAAGATCCAAGGGCGATTTGGTTACAGGTGAACCTGTCAGTATTCTTTTATATTTAAAATCTTTACCAATCTTAATAAGTGATTTGGTTCTTTTGGCCTTGGGATTCTTGATAGCAGTTGATTCATCTATAGCTATAAGTCCCCGCTCTCCAAACTTCTTGGCCATCCATGTCCCCGCTTTGATACCTCGAGGACTAGAAAAAGCCTCAATGTTCATGATGAATATTCTCATGGCAGTTGTGGTCTTCTTAAAAAATTCATTTAAATTTTTCTCATAGGCCATAGTTCTGTTTGATTGCCAATACATAATTTTGTATTCTAATGTATCAGTAAAGTGTGTTGGTATTTCTTTTTCAACCCAATTACGATAAACACCTTTAGGAGCAAGTATGAGAGCGAAGTTTATTTCTTTTGTGGCACGTAAGTATGCTATGTTATCAATCAACACTTTTGACTTACCTGTACCCATTTCCATGAAAAACCCAAATACTCTCAAATGTTTCGCTTGGTCTAAAGCATCTTTTTGGTGCTTATATGGTTTTGTTTTCATTATGTGGTTGACATTCATCCTATCGCTCCTATATAGTCTAATATAAACATTTAAAATGTAATTTCAACCTAAACCTGAAGAGGAGATACTTTTATGGCTGAAGAAATATTTGAAGAAATGTTCGATGATACAAGTCTCGACAAAGTAGAGGGTAATACAATGAAAAGTTTATCCACTGTTGTTAAGGATTTGGATCAGCTTACACAAGAGATTAATCAAAAGGAAGAAGAGTTAAAAGCTCTTAAACTTCAAAAACACAAAGTTTCAACTGAGCAGATACCCGCCATGATGGATGAGATGGGTGTCCAACGATTGGACGTTGAAAATTTAAGTGTAAGTTTAAAACCTTTGATTAATGCATCAATACCACCGACTAGGAAAGAAGAAGCCTACAAGTGGTTAAGAGATAATGGCCTTGATGATATTATTAAGAACGATGTCATCATGTCATTTGGTCGGGGCGAAGACAACGTTGCGGGGGATCTGATGTATGAACTCGAGAAACGTGGTATGCACCCCGAGAAGAAGACACACATTCACTCAATGACTTTAAAAGCATTCATTAAGGAACGTGTGGAGAAGGGGTTACCAATAGATCTAGATCTGTTTGGTGCCTTTGTAGCAAGAACCGCTGACATAAAAAGGAGATAATAATGTCAAAAGCAGTAACAAAAAAAGAGGACAATCTTCCCTCTGCAATAGAAGATGTAATTTTTGAGACCGCTGGAGAAGGCATTGACTACGATACTTCGGAACTACAGATTCCGTTTCTTCGTTTAGTCCAAGCCATGTCCCCACAGTTAAAGAAAGCTGACCCAAAATTTATTGCGGGTGCATCTCAAGGGGATATGTTTAATACTGTTACAGGACAGTATTGGGATGGCGAAGAAGGTGTAGTCGTTATACCTTGCTATCAAGAAACAAAATATCTGGAATTTGTGCCACGTGATTCTGGTGGTGGTTTTGTAGGAGAGATTGCTCCCGACAATCCCATAATACAACAAGCCAAACGTGAGGGTAACAAAGAGTTGTTACCTAATGGTAACGAACTTGTTAAATCAGATCAGCACTATTGCATTATACTTGATAATGATATTCCAACATTAGCTATTCTCGATATGAAAGTATCACAATTAAAAGTTAGCAGACGTTGGAAGACACAGATTGCAATGCTCAAAGTTAAAAACAAGAATGGCGAACTTGTTGTACCATCTGTTTACTCAAACATGTGGAAGTTCAAATCTGTTGAGGAGAGCAATGATCAAGGTACGTTTTTCAATTGGACTTTTGAACGTGTCGGTTTCGTTCAAGACAAGAGTCTTTTTGAAGAGGCTAGAAAATTTAGAGGATCTGTTATGAAAGGGGAAGCCAAGGCAAGAGCCGAGGACATAGCAGATATAGGTACATCAACTAAAGTAGATGATGATCATTTCTAATGAGCCTAGCACAAAAGTTCATGGCGGTGTTTGAAGGATCAAGCACTGCCCATGGGCAAACAACTATCGGAAATGTACGGAAGAATGGTAAGACAGATGCAAGAAGTTTTATCGTTAAGGAGCCTTTGACACTTGAATTAGTACAAGAGCATTTAAGTGGTAGTAAAGGTATTGGCTCCATACCCATAACACATGAGAACAAATGTAAGTTTGGTGTGTTAGATATAGATACATATCCCATCGATCATGTAGCCATAGCAAAGAAATGTAAGACTATGAAACTACCTTTTGTTGTATGCAGAAGTAAATCGGGTGGGGCACATTTATTTTTATTTTTAAAAGAATATTATCCCGCAGTGGATGTAAGAGATTATTTAGGTGAGATGGCAGCAGCACTTGGCCATTCAACCTGTGAGATATTTCCAAAACAAGATCAGATACTTGTCGATCGTGGGGATGTAGGAAACTTTATTAACTTACCATACTTTGATGCAGACAACAGTTTAAGGTATGCAGTAGATGACAAAGGCAAAGAATTAAATCTAGAATCTTTTTTAGAGTTTGCACAAAAGAAAACTGTAACGTTAGATGATTTAAACAAATTAAATTTAGGTAATGACAAAAAAGAATTTGAGGATGCTCCGTGGTGTCTTCGTATCTTTTTTAATTTAGGTATACCAGAGGGTCAGAGGAACAAGGTTCTATTTCATGCGGGTAAGTATGCAAAGAAAAAGTTTCCAGAAAGTTGGAAACAAATGCTTGAGACTTGGAATAACAAGTATTGCTCTACACCTTTACCGGCTTCTGAGATTGTAACAATACAACAACAACACGAGAAAAAAGAATATGAGTATCTGTGTAAGGACGAGCCTATGCAGAGTCATTGTGATAAGAAGGCATGTAAACAAGCAAAGTATGGTATCGGTGGCCATGATACGTTGCCCGAGATTGGCGGATTAACAATCTTAAAATCAGAGCCAAGACTTTTCTTTTTGGATGTTGATGGCAAAAGATTAGAGCTATCAACTGAACAATTACAAATGCCTATACAGTTTCAACGTGCATGTATCGAGCAAATTGATTTCATGCCTCCGTTGTTTAAACCAGGAGATTGGCAGATTTTGGTAAATAATCTGTTATCAACTGCAACATCAATAGAAGCTTCTGAAGAACTGACTATGACAGGACAGTTTAAAGAACTTGTAGAAACCTACTGCACAAGCCGTATTCGGGCAAAGTCACCCGAAGAACTGAACATGGGTAAACCATGGACAGAAGATGACTTAACATATTTTACCATGAAAGGTTTGCAGGAGTTTTTGAAACAAAGAGGGTTTACAACATTCAATAGACCACAGATCCAACAAAGACTTAAAGATTTGAATAGTGGCCAAAAGTGTAATGGCATGAAACAAATCAAGTTAGATAATGGTAAGTGGACAAATCTACGAGTGTGGTGGGTTCCTCAATTTGAAACGACTGAAGTGGATTTAACAATTACAAAGGAGAATGATGATGACGAAATCCCATTTTGAAGAAAAGCAATCCTTTTCGAGGGACACAGTTTTTCTGACACAACCTGAGGTTAGTGAATGGTTAAAGATATCAAAGTCAACTCTGTACAGATGGGTGCAAGAAGGTGCATTCCCTAGACCTGTTGTTCTTGGTAAGCCAGAAAAAAATGGCACATCAAGATGGGTTGAGGATGAGATACAAGAGTGGCTTGATAACCGACCTCGAGAAAAAGCCGATGCATGAGGAGTTAATATTCGGACCACCAGGGTGTGGCAAGACTCATACATTGATTGATCTTGTCAAAGATGAATTGAGTAAAGGCACCCCACCCGATAGAATAGGTTTCGTATCTTTTTCTAAGAAGTCTATAGGAGAAGCAAAGGAACGTATATCGGAACAAACAAAACTATCACTCAAGGATGTTCCGTGGTTCAAGACTCTTCATTCAACGGGATATCATTGGCTTGGCCTAGGCGACTCTAACATGCTGACACGAGCAGACTTTACGAACCTAGGCAATGAGCTTGGTATTATCTTTGATGGTAATACTGCAAAATCAAATAGTGATGGTGTGTTGCTACAATCGTTTAACAAAGGTAATCAGTATCTTGAATTGATTGGCCGTGCCAACATGAGAGAAGTATCATTAGATCAAGAGTATAATGACAATGGCGATTATCAACTAAGCTATTCTTTCTTGAACAAAGTCGATAAGGTCTACAAGGCATACAAGAAACAGTATGAGAAGTATGACTTTACAGACATGATACAATACTTTGTTAAGCAAGGCAGTGCACCATTACTTGATGTATTGATTGTAGATGAGGCACAGGATCTTACAAAGTTGCAATGGTCTATGGTCAATGTACTCAAACAATCAGCAAATAGAATTTATTATGCGGGAGATGACGATCAAGCGATACATGTGTGGAATGGTGTTGATGTGAAAAATTTCATGAGATCATGTGAAAACATCCGCATACTTGATCAGAGTTATCGTGTACCAAGATCCGTACATGAGATAGCCAATCGCCTTGTGAATAGAATAGAAGTAAGACAGGCAAAAAGTTGGAAACCTACAGAGCGTGAGGGTTCTGTGGATTATCATATGAATTGGTATGATGTAGATATCGATAAAGGGTCATGGACGATCATGGCAAGAACAAACAATATTGTGAACAAGATAGAAGTTAATCTTCGTGACAATGGTTATTTATATGAAAGATTTGGTAAAATTTCATTAGAAAATGAATTTATTCAGTTTATGAATATGTGGGAGGAACTTAAAAAAGACAAGAGTTTACCTCTCGAGACAATTAAACAGTTTTATAGTTACGTGCCAAAGCAAGGCAAGAACCAAGTTGTAAAAAGAGGTTCAGCAAAAACGTTAGAGTATTTAGATCCACAAAGCAGTTTATGTTATGACGAGCTAGTGGCCAATCATGGGTTAGTCGCACCTAAATCAATGAGAGGAGAAGATGTAGTTAATATGTCAGAGGACGATCAGAGATACAAGGCAGCGATACTACGAAGGGGGGAGGATTTGGAGAACCCTCGTATTAAATTATCAACAATACATCAGATGAAAGGCGGAGAGGACGACAACATTATATTGATGTCAGAGTCATGCCATCCTGCAGTTAATGCAAAGAATCAAGATGATGAGCATCGTGTATTTTATACGGGGGTCACAAGAGCCAAACATAATTTACACATCATTGATTCATTCGGGAGGTATAGATACGTGATATGATTACATTAAAACAAGCAAAAAGAGATTTAACTTTAAGAGTTAAAGCATTAGAGGAAACTATTAAATTTTTAAAAGAAAATGCTTATTATGAAGATATTTGTAAAAATTGCCATGAACTAATGAAAGTGAAAGTAATTAAATATTTTACTTATAAAGACTATTGTTCAAATAGGTGCCGTACTCAAGCGTATGATACAAGAAAGAAATTAAAGGCACAAAAATGAAAACTTATGAACAAGCAAGAAGAGAGTATGATAAAGAAATAGAAGAAGCAAAGGATCGAATAAAAAATATTAAGGCAACCAAAACTTTTGATTTTAAATGTCCTCAATGCAAAAAGATAAAACAAATTTTGGTGATCAGAATGAAGCAAGGCCGTCTAGGTCTTAAATATTGTAGTCCAAATTGCAGAGGTGCGGCTCATAGACATAAACATAAGAAAAAATTTATTGATGAAATCACACGTTTAAGAAAAAGAGTAAAGGAGTTAGAAAATGAAAAGAGATAAAGCATTAAAAATAGCAGAAGGTTTAGTTAGTGAAAAAAGAGCGAGTGTTTATGGAGATGCTCGTCTAAATCATCAACGGATAGCAAATATGTGGAGTGTTATATTTGGTATCAAAGTTCAAGTTTGGATGGTATATTTAGCTATGGTAGCGGTCAAGATGTCTAGGATTATGAATAAGCCAGAGCATGAAGATTCGTGGATTGATATCTGTGGATACGGAGCATTAGGAGCAGAAGAGAAAGAAGATAAATGAAAGACAAAAATACAATAAGTTTCTTAGAACGTATGGAGATGAGCACTTTGGAAAAAGAATGGACTGTGCCTCAGTCATTTCCAGACTTGACAGATTCAAAATATATAGCGATCGATTTAGAAACATCTGATCCAAACTTGTTAGAACTTGGTCCAGGGTGGACACGTAATGATGGATTTATTGTAGGCGTTGCCATAGCAGCGGGTGACTTCGTAGGTTACTATCCTTTCAGACATGAGGGTGGTGGTAATATACCAGAGGAAAAAGTTTTTTCGTGGCTAAGAAAACAACTTAATACACCTCATATTCCAAAGATAATGCACAATGCCATGTATGATGCGGGGTGGCTAAGATGGGCAAATATAGAAGTCAAAGGTAAGATTATAGATACGATGATTGCTGCACCTCTCATTAATGAAAATAGATTTAGCTATGCACTAAATGCACTTGGTCGTGATTACCTAGGTAAACGAAAGAATGAAAAAATACTCAATGCAGCAGCTAAAGATTGGGGTCTTGATCCAAAGAAAGAGATGTGGAAACTACCCTCACAATTTGTAGGCACATATGCTGAACAAGATGCATCTCTTACGCTAGAATTATGGAATAGGTTTGAGCAAGAGATAAGACAACAAGAACTGACAAACATCTTTGAGTTAGAAACTGCACTGATACCTCTTGTTCTTGAAATGAGGCAAAAAGGTGTCAGAGTTGATTTAGACAAAGCAGAGCAAACTAAGACAAAACTTTTGGAAATGAAAAAACAAGTTACAAAAGAAATTAAAGATGATACCAACATAGATATAGAACCATGGGTAGCAACAAGCGTTGCCAAGGTCTTTGATCATTTTAATATACATTACGAAAGAACAGGTAAGAGTGAGCAACCCTCTTTTACCAAGGCATGGCTACAAGGATGTCCACATGCCATTGCATCAAAAGTATTAAGACTTCGAGAACTTGATAAGGCACACAATACATTTATCGATAGCATACTCAAACATAGTTACAAAGGCAGAATACATTGTGAATTACATCAGCTTCGTAATGATGATGGTGGTACAGTTACAGGTAGGTTTAGCTCATCCAATCCTAATCTTCAGCAAATACCATCACGTGATCCAGAGATTAAGAAAATGATTCGTGGTTTATTTATTCCAGAAGATGGAGAGCAGTGGGGTAGTTTTGATTACAGTAGCCAAGAGCCAAGGTTACTTGTGCATTACTGTAGTGTCGTCAATCAAGGCAGTCAAATACTCAATGATATTGTAGAAAAGTATCAGACAGAAGATGTAGACTTTCATCAGATGATGGCAGACATGGCAAACATCACTCGTAAAGAGGCCAAGACAGTAAATCTAGGCATTATGTATGGCATGGGTAAACAGAAACTTGCAGACACACTTGATATCAAACTTGATGATGCCAATGAGTTGTTACAAACCTATCATCGTAAAGTTCCATTTGTAAAAGAACTTGCAGATCGTGTCATGAATAAGGCACAGAAACATGGCAAGATTAGAACTGTGCTAGGTCGGATGTGTCGCTTTGACATGTGGGAGCCAAAGACGTTTGGTTATAATCAGCCTATGAAACGTGAGGATGCAGAAAAAGAATACGGACCAGGGATTAGACGAGCCTTTACATATAAGGCACTCAATAGATTAATCCAAGGCAGTGCAGCAGATCAGACTAAGAAAGCCATGGTGGATTGTTTTAAGGAGGGATTAGTGCCACTGCTTACAGTGCATGATGAACTTTGTTTTAGTGTCAGTTCGCAGAAACAAGCAGATAAAATTACAGAGATTATGGAACAAGGATTACCACTAAAAATACCAAGTAAGGTTGATCAAGAACTCGGCAAAGATTGGGGAGAAGTTGGTTAGGTTGTAACATTCTGCATACGATCTACGAGTCGTTGTGCTCTGTTGGTTACTTGGTTATACCATCTCGAATCTTTCATTTGAACGGCAGCCTCAGACCAATCACCAGAGTCAACGGCTTGCTTCATCTTGTGAAAGCGAGATAAACGAGGCCGACCCATATTAAACATCATATTGGCTATAATTCTTTGTACTTCTTCTGGTAGTTCATCAAAATTATTATATAACAATCGACACTCATTTGTTGTTACTTCTACATCCTGGTCAAACAATTCATTGACACGCTCTTCATCTACCTTTGTGCCAACTTCGAGACCATGCTCTGGATCTGTACTTTGAATAAGGTGCCCAATTCCGCAGGTAGGCAAACCAAGATGGTCGAGATAGATTTCATACTTAACGCCCTCATCGACTTTTAGTTCTTCTCTCAATTGTTCTATATTCATTACTGACTTCCTACTGTTGCTCTGGTTACAGGGTTTGGTACCAAGATTGGATTTACGCCACCTGCAGATCCCACGTTAGCGGGTGGTTTTATGTCGGGTACATTAATACCTTTTATATTTGTTATAGCTCTGTCTCTCATCTGTTTAGCTTCTGGTGATAATCCAAACGGACCTTCAGACTTAACAGGCACAACTGCTGATGCAGGTGTTACACCCATCTGACCCAAGACTTGTTGTGATGATGTCTGCATAAATTGTAAAGCTTGACCAAACGCATCGCCACCAGGCTCTCTACTCGCAAGTAATACTTTCATTACTGCAGGATTTCTCAAAGCTTTACTCATTGTCATATAAAAAGCAGCAGCGGGAATAGTTGCAAGTGGAGCAGTAAGCATTCCATAAAAACCTAAACCTAATGCAATTGTTGGTGCAGCAAGTCCACCTTTACCCTGTAGTGCAGCGTTAGACACTGCCACCATGTTATCTGCTAACTGAAATAAATTATCTGATTGTTGTTTACCAAACATTGTCTCTATTGTTTCACGACCATAACCATTTAAGGTGCTTTGTAAATTACCACCTAATCTGCCAGACACAAAAGCTTCTTTGAAAGCGGGCGATTCTATATCTCCTAATGATCGAAGTATTCTTGTCATTGCAGCATCTTTAACCGCTTCTACTGTAACTTCATCAAATCCACCTAATTCTCTAACAGTTCTATCTCCAACTTTTAATGTACCATTTTGAAAAGCTTTAATTCTATTGGCATTACCTCTAGAAAATAAATAGCTGACCATGCCTTCAGCATCATTATTTGCTAACGATTGCACAAACTTATTTGTATCAAAAGCTTTTAAATTTGCTAATTGAGAATTTCTAAGTTTAATTGCATTAGCTAGTGAAGTGTCTCCAAATCTATCTAAAACATTTTTATCGAATTGAGCACCTGTTTGTTTTAATAATGTTGAAAGCTTATTAATCTGAGCTAATTCATCTCCACTAAACAATACATTTTTTGTTGTGCCTAGCTCATCTATTTTACGGGCAAGTTTAATACCATCTATTTGTTCAACACCATTACGTAAAGAAAAATTACTTGGATCATTCATCTCTCGTTTAAACCATTCTTTAGCAAACTGTTGTCTGGTTGCATCAGCAGTTGTCGCTCCAATTTTTCTGCCTTCACGTATTTTTGTTAACTCGTCTTTTTTCTCGTTTATTGTTCTTCTAAAAGCATTCTTTGTTCTGCCTTCTGACATTGTTCTTAAATAAGTTTCAGCGTCAGCAATGTTATCAAACAATCTGTTTCCTGGTCCGACTATTGTAATTTTTCTTAATGTACGATCTCCTACTTCTAGTCCTTCTATACCCGCAGTACCTCTAATAATTTTTAGTAAACGTTTTAAACGTTGAGGCTCGTTAGGTTTTACAAGATCGTCTAGATATTTAGAAGGGTCAAATTTTAATGTGCCTCTTTTTGTTTCTGAATATATTTTCTCAGCTATAACATCATCAAATCGTTTCATACCATTTGCATAGTATCGTCTTGATCTCTGTAAATTATTTAAACCTGTTTGAAGAGTTTGCAGTAAAGCATTTGTTGGTTCTTCAGAAAACTCCATACCAGACTCACCAAGTAAAGACTTTAAAGATTGTTGATCTGCTCTTGTCAAACCTGTTCCAGATACATCCCTAAAATTTCTTAATATTAATTCTAAATTTAATTCAGCCTGATCAAATGAATCATTAAAAGAGTTTTTGAGCATTTGTAAATTACCATTGGCAGTTGTAACCTTGAAGGCATCATCATATTGCATATCATTTAAAACTCGTCTTAAAAATTGTGCCTTTTCTGGTGTGAGATATGTATATTTCACGGCCTCTTCATCAGAAATCTGTCTACCAAATCTAGCCATAGAACGTTCTTTTGTTAACTGGATAGCGTTATCTATTTCTTTTAATATGGGTGCATTACCAGGAAAACTCCCTGTTTTGGCAGCATCATCAAGTGCTTGTTTAATTGGTGCTACTGGTATTATTTCGTTGTTTTTACCTAAAGATCTTGTGGCAGCAGTAAATAATGCATCTGACTGTTCATCAAATATAGCTTTGGACGTTAGTAACTTTCTTACTAAATCGCCACTTAATCTTTCTCCATTTTGTAATGGTCTTATAATTGATTCAATATCATTTTTAATTTGAGTGTCTAAAGTTTTTTCAGCACTTTTGATTTTGTCATCTAAAGTTGAATAAATTGTGCCAATATCATTTTTAATTGTTGATTCTAATGTGTTCAATGCTTCTTGGTTCGTGCCTCGAAGACCACGTAGCTCTCTCATAAGTATTTTTAAATTTTCATCAGCAGCCTTTTGGTTAGGAAAAATACCCTCATAAATGGCTTGTAGTCTATTAAGAACTGGACGCAGTCCTGGTGCAGCACCTTCAATTGTTGGTCTAAAATTTTTTTCAAGTAATTGAGCAGCACCTCTTCTAGCGGCTTCAGCTTCTTGTCCAGCGGGACCTTTTATTAAACGACCAAACGCACGAGATATTAATCGTCCGAATCCCTCACCTACAACACCTAATACACCCTCATAAGCAGCATCTCTCAATACGTCAGATGGAGATTGTCTTTGATAACCTTGAGCATACTCAAAAGCTTCTTCTGCAATTTTAGAAAGTGCCATGGTGCCACCAACAACAGCAGCAGCGGGTAAAAAAGCTGTTCCAGACATTACAAGTCCTGCAACAAGTCCAGTTCCTAGTGGTACACCCGCCTGTCCAAGAAAGTCTGCAAAGTCACCTGTTGAAAAACCCTCTTCATCAATAGCTATGTCACGACCCTCGCCTAGACCTAATATATCTCTTCCTTTTTGATTTAAAATAACACGGCCACCAGGGTCGAATGTATAAGCATCCTCACCAATTTTATCATTAAGATAAGCTATCTTTTCATCTTTTGTCTCTCGTGCACCCAGTCCAGTTCTAAGTCCAAAATCATCAACACCTGTTTCATAATCAACACCAGGTAATTTCAAATCTGTTAATTCACCAGGCTTTGCTTTCTGCATGGTTGATGGCTCTATACCTGCTATTCTAAGTTTTCTTGCAAAATCTTGTATTTCTTCTTTAGATGCGGTTGCTAGATCTATATTTGGTGTAGCGGGTTGTGCTTCAAATAATTCTGGTCTTGCAGTTTGCATTTGTTCTATAACTGATTGAACTTCATCTGCTCCAAGTCCTTCAGTGTCTATGGTTACGCCACTTGGTAATTCAATTAAAGCCATATTAACCTAATAAAAGTTTGTTTAGTTTATCTTTATCAAACTTACCGCCTTGAAAAAACTCACTGAGTTTTATTGTCTTTTGTCCTTGTCCTTGAGCACTTGCTCTTGCACCTGGACCAGCAATGCCTAAGTTTGCTATTTCTGCAAATTTAACAGGTGCTCCACTTTGAAAAGTTTGTCCTTGTGTTGCCACTAAAATATTTTCGATTTGTGCTAAAGATTTTTGTTGAGTTCTCTCCATAGTTTTATGAACACCTTGTAGTCTACTCAATAAAACATCATCATCTCTAAATACATAACCGCCTAACAATCCACCGCTACCCGTTGTAAAAAGTCCAACAATTTCTTGTGCCAATTGTCTATCAACGTTTGAAATATTTTTTGATCCTTCACCAAGTAAATCTTTAATTAATTGATTAGCAACTTTTCTCATATCAGCGTTGTATCGTTCAAGACTTTCATACTTAGTGCCCATATCAATACCAACAGCATTAGCTGCTTTGTTAACGATATTTTGAGCAGCGGGTGCTAAACCAGTTACATTGCCATCAGCAACTTGAAATATTTGTCCTTGTATAAGTGTCTGTAAATTTCTTGATTTAGTGAAAGTATCTGTTGCGTCAGTAACTTGTTTACCTAAAGAAATAAAATCTTTGTTTGATATTATTTTATCTTTCTGTGCTTTGGCAAGAGCTTTTTTAATTGCAGCGGCATTGTCTAGAGTTGCCTTTGTTAAGCTTTCTGTTGTAAGGCCAGATGGTATGCCATTTTTTCTTATGAATCCTTCAGATAAATCAACAACGCTACCTTTTTCATAATTTTTACCATCAATCGTTACATCTTTACCCGCAATAAAATATTTAAGTTTTCTATCCTTAGAGCGTTCTTGTAGGCCATATCTTAATGCAGCTAGATCAACCTGTCTGTTAAAAGCATCTCTTTCTTTTTTATCTTTTAAAAACATATCTGCACCTTTATTAAGGCCATCAGCAATGTTAGTTATGGCATCTGGATCTTTACCCGCAGCAATAGAAAAGAATACTTTTGCTAAAGCGATATTTTTGTCCATGCCCTCATACTCTGGTGCATTCTGTTTGAACTCACTCATAAGTTGTTTGAGCTCTGATTGTTGTTCTTCTTGAGAGCCAGTAGTGATTAATTTTTCTACATCTTCTTTTGTTGTTGGCTTGGGAACAACTTTATCATCTATTGTTGTGCCATCTTTTTTGGTCTTGACTTTATCATCTTTTTTATCATCACCTGTGCCCTTACCTACAAATGCTTTTTCATCATCAAGTTGTTTAGCTAACGCATCGGTTGATTGTTTTACATCAAATGGAACTGTGTCAAATGATAAATCATCTTGTGTTTCTGGAAATGGTTTCGGACCTTTTGAACCTTCTGGAATAATTTTTGTTATTTTACCAGGGATCATACCTATTGGTCTTTTGAATTTCTCATAACCCTCTATGTTCGTCACACGAGGTATTTTTGTTTGATCAACTCCAGTTAAGTCAATATTACCGCCACCTTCTTCTAATTCTTTTTTAACACCAGGTGTCATACCACTAAAAGGTTTAAAAATATTTAAAAGATTTGCAACGCCTTGAGCAGTTTTATCGGCACCTGTTGCAATACCCTTTCCTATTGAACTTGCAATGAATCCACCAGGACTAGTTGCAGTTTCTGGACTAAATAAACTTGCAAGACCCTCTGGATATTTAGGTCTTTTAAGTCTATTTCTAGCTATTTGTTTTACTTGTTCTCCCGTTAAATTAATAGTTGGATTATTACCAGATTGTCTACCTGCAATAAAAGACCTGTTAGGTTGAAAATATTTAGATCGTGGATTAGTAGAAAATATATTTGGATTAGCTACAACAGGACCGCCTAGTTGAAAACTAGCAATACCACCCATAGTATTTAATCTATTACGAGCGTTTCGATTAAACATTTTTCGGTTCATTACACTCATTTACCGAATAACCCACCTAGTATACTGCCAAGACCACCTGTTCCACCACCACCAAAGGCACCAAATAAACTTGCAAGTCCACCCGCAAGACCACCTATTTGTGACAGACGGCTAGGATCTGGTGTGGTTGTTGTGGTTAGTGCAGTCTGTGTTGATGGCACACCTCTAAATATGTCTGACATAAATGATAGTCTTTGATATGGCTCAAACTGTTGTTGGAGAGATGTGTTACGTAATGCGTCTAGTTCTGCTTGTTGTTGCGTTTGTTCTTGACCACCTAATCCAGATAGAAGTTGTATATCTCGTAGATTTGCTGCTTGA